CAGAAGTCCGGCATTTGGTATAACCCAAATACTCCCTACGGCAAAACCGTATTCCATAACTCGATGGACAGACTCGGATAAACCGAGTGAGTCTAAGGAGATACAGAAAGGATCTCCCCTATTAGGTTAATCGATAGCTGGCATCCATCTCCAGACTATCCGGGCGCCGCCCGTATCATATGAAAGATGTGATGTTGAATCATCACCTGAGATATCTTTCACATGGTTGCCCATCCATCTCATATACTCATATGAATCTATGATATCGCTATCACAGGTTTTATAATTATATGAGACAGACATAACCTTATATTCGTCTCTCTGCAGGTCAGCATTCCACCTCTTTTGGAGATGGCTGTTGATAGGCCTTTGTGAAAAAATACCAAAGGAATCAGAGAGAGGCTCAATGAATGGGATACAATTTAATTCATTTCTGAACCTCGTATCCCAGCTCATCAAGATCCTTTTGAGACAACTATACAGAGTTGTATAGCCTCGCAGAAAGGATGAGTTTATAAGGCTAACCATCGACGCAAGACATTCGCCAGTAAGACGCTGACGAACCCCTTTAACCCTATAATATATAGGAGTTACGTCGATACCATCTAGGTAAAACCCACCACAAGACTCACGGAAAGATTGTGAGCCTGTGAAGGATTTATTATAATTAATAATAAATCCTAGACGGTCAAGGATGGCATAGACATACGCTGTTAGATTCTTATCGCAGCATATGTCGTCTCCATAAATAGCACAAGGCGAGAACTTTGTAGGATCTTTCATATAATAAACATCATCACCAAAGTTGGAAATGACATCTAGAATATGTGTCTCTACAAAGTCAAGCAAAGTGCCACTATATGGAGTGAAATCATACGTACGTAGGCAAGCAGCATATGCAACGACAGAAGCAAAAAGTATGCATTGTGTCGGAAAGCATAAGGCAGAGCCCATAGGTGCAAACTTCTTTAAGGAATGTATTCCTTCAGGAGTTATACAACTATGAGACCTGCAGGCCAACATAGGAATTTGCCAGGAGGGAGGAAGAATCCTCTTGACTAGTTCCAGTGATAGGCAGTCCGAAGCGGACGACAGATCAATAGTATCAATACAGGAAGTATAACTTCCAATATGAGCTAAAGACCTATTTCTCGCTTGATCCTCAAGTCTTATAAACTTAGAGAAAGGACTCTTGCCAACCAGTTCTAGCATTACAGAAAGGATGCCCTGCTGGAAGTATTGAATAGTATTAGGTTCTAAACAAATTGACCTTGATACTTTCAAGTCCTTTGGCACAAACATCAATCGAGCAACCCTTGAACTGGGACGTTTATCAGGTGTCCAATTGTCTATGTTGGGAACACAAGCAATTGGATCTGACCCAGACTCTTTTCCATAACCATACTTTCCAATATAGCCATGGAAAAGAAATCTATCTATCACTCGATCGTACTGAAAGATCTCAGTCTTAGCAATACGACCACGTACTCCTCTTTCTGCGACAGATCCAGGCCCATACTTTGGGTAGAATCCATCAACAGAAAAACGAGGAAGCACGATTCTGAGTATACTACTTAATGCAGTACAATCAGTGTCAGTGAGTGACAGATTGGCCAGTTTCTCTTCAATCCCCAACCAGTTGCGAAAGGCAACTTCATCAAAGTTACTATCTACATATTCCAGCTTCTTACCGAAGCAAAGGAATGTATATAGATAATTAACGATGAGGGGATCTCCAGTATTGAAATAACGATTATATTCAAAAAATACAGGTGTATTTTTGAAATCGTCAATCCAGTCTCCCATTGGGGTAGACTGTCCCATTAGCATATGTTGAGACATTAGTTTATGGGAAATATTGGAGAATTCAATGACAACGTTGCGTAGGCCATGTGCTTGTATATATCTTAAAAAGGATGTATACAATCTACGAGGCTTGCGTGAAGTCACTGAATTTAAAGGACTGTCTGATAAGAGGGCTAACCAAGAAACTATAAACAGCGAGGTGCCGTCATAGTTATCAGGGCTAACCCCACATGATGAGCAGAAATCGTCATCAATGACAAATTGATGGCGACCTTCCGAGGTTAGTAAACTAACCTCCTGCCGCATTATTTGACGGTAGGATTACCAAACAAAAGGTCCTGCAGATAAGCAGTATCGCGAACCCCAGCCGATACACTAGCGTATGTGTACGAATATACACACGCAATGAGTTGGTTGAAGTCAGTGAGCTGCACTGGAGAGCCATTTGTTATAACGAACGAGACAGTAGCCTGAATGGGCCACAAAGTCTTGATGCCGGTAATACTATCCGTCTGTGTCGCCCATGTTTGAACAGTGCAAGACCCATAACGAGTCTTAGCAGAGTTTGAGACTGGGTCGACAGTGTATGTTACAGTTGCAGGATGATTAGTATCACCTGAACCGATAATATATACTGTCGTAATTCGACCCGTTTTTGCATCCGTTCGTGTTGTGAGAAGAGCCATTGTAGACTTTTCTGCAACAGAGACGGTAACAGACTCGGTCGGATTAGAAGACACGTGGTCAATCCCATAAGAGATAGACATGGTACCTGCCTTTCGCAGATAAGGTCATAGAAATGACCGGATGATTGTCAAGAGAGTTCTCGACAGGAGTGATCCAAGATCATTTTGAGATGAAGGTGGATCAGAAAATGGAAAGCTACATGAGCGAGGAGTAGGACTATAGAGCGAAAGATCTCTGTAGTAAAACTTCAAGCTAGGTGGCTCAGCATCATCTGCTTGCGCGTTCCAAGACGCAAGTTCATCACTTGATAGTGGTGAAAGGATGGTAAACGAATGAACGTACACAAGTGGCAGTGACTGACTTAAAAGAAAGTTACTGTCTTCATGTATGTAGTTCGTTATGCCAAGGGCCCCTTCCAAAACATTCTGGAAGGGTACGGATCCTTGCTTAGAGATTAACTGAAAAATGAAATCAGATATCTCTGAAGTAAGGAGTGCTGAGAGGAGGCCAGAATAGCCACCTTTCAGAACGACCTTCGTGTGCGTGGTAAGCGTGGCTTCATTTCGGTTGAAAGTTCCAGAGTGGAACTTATAGCGAAATAAACCATAACCACTGAAGTCCTTAACAGGAAAACTATCAGTGGAAACCGCGAGCAGTTCAGCAAGCAAAGAGAAAAGAGCTGCATGAAGCAGTTTCAGATCAAAAGGCTTAGGAGAACTGCCACCAGTTAGGCTAATAAAGTCATATATATGGCTACTAGCATACCTGGATATTAAGGCCTTCGTAGAGGATGATGCATTAACATATGCCAGGGCAACATCATGCGAAAGTGATAATAAACGAGCTATTGTGAAAATAAGTGAGTCATCAATAGACTTCCTAAGGTCATCAATAGCTGCGGAAGATGAGAAGAAAGAAGAAGAAGTGATATCATAGATGTAATTCATGATTGAAGTGTTATACGAATATAACAAATCACTACCACTACATGCAACTAAAACATCACGAGCTCTAATTTCTTCTAAACCTAATGGAACCAGAGAATAGGAGGTTATACCTAAAAAGGTAGACCCACTATTATACGTCCGAGCATAAATGGTCTGATCAGACCAACCATACTTAGACGAATAAGCTATATCAGAAAAAGCAACTTCAATAGAAGAATGCTTAGACTGAAGTATAGTCCCTGGCGGTTGTGGTGAATCATATGAAGAACGTTTTGGTACGAGAAGCTTATAGGATATATTACAATCCACAAAGTAACTCGGATCAGAAATATTCTCCCTATGAAAGTGGTAGGAGTACAGAATATACTCTGAAGTGAGAAAATAATGAAAGTTAGAAGTAACTAACATTAACCCACCAAGGGTAATCTGTAAACCGTTCTTACTTAGATAATCTAAGAAAGGAATGCCGTCGTAAACAAGTTTGTTTGCGACGTCTATCACGGGGCTCAAATCACCTGGAATTGAGCTATTCACACAGGCCCTAGTAATAGATCTATTACTAGTCCAGTCGACGTTTAAAAGCGGAGATGTAGGGTACCAGGGTGGTGTATAATACACAGACCTGGAAGCCTTACCCGCAATTAACGACGACATAAGGTTTGTGACACTACCAGAGTAGTTGAAGTGTCTGGTGAAGTTCAATCCAACCAACGAGTTGGATGAGACTGAAGATCCACCAAACAACAAGTGATCAAACTCCATAAAATTGGTCGCAATACTAGAATAATAACTAGCATCGTAATCAAAATCATATGGAGTATGACTGTAGGTGAAGGACTGAGGTCGTTGAGAAACGATAAAAGTACTAGAACCTAAAGTTTGATCACCATAAAATACAGAAGACATTGAACCAGATGACAGCCTATAGAACATAGGAGCATTGAGATCAATAGTAATGTCAACGTCCAAAACCGACTGAATAAATGGCGAAACACCATAATCAGAAGGATAGGCGTATGACGTTCCAATGACAATCTGAGAAGAAATGTCAGAGGGACTGTATTTTACTTTCAACATACGTGTCACCATAATAGGTTGGCCAACGAAGGACGTCGCTA